CTCAGAGGCTAATTTAAAGTATAAATATACCTATGTCTATTAAACAAGTAAACAGAATATACTCGGACTTCGATCTTTCATTTGCAGCTAATCCTGTAACGGGTGATGTTGCGAAGAAATATGATGTCAATGCAGTTAAACAATCTCTTAAAACTCTAGTGCTTACTAGATTTTATGAGCGTCCTTTTCAGCCCAAATTGGGGTCACCTATATACGCATTATTGTTTGAAAATATCGATGTTATTACAGCCAATAGATTGCAACTTGAACTTGAAATATTGATTAACAAATATGAACCAAGAGTTAGAGCGCAGGACATAGAGGTTATTCCTGAATATGATGCGAATGCTTTTACGGTAAACATTACTTTTTATGTCTTTGGTATCGAAGGTCCTTTTAACTTTTCAACTATTCTAAGAAGAAGCAGATAATATGGCGCAATTAAATGTTACCGAATTAGATTTTTTTGGTATTAGAGAAAATCTAAAAACATATCTACAAAGTCAGAGTGAGTTCTCAGATTACAACTTTGATGGCGCAGGTCTCTCGGTTTTAATTGATCTTCTTGCATATAATACTCACTACAACGCAACTCTTGCGCACCTTCTTGCAAATGAAATGTTTATTGACAGTGCAGTAAAAAGATCGTCTGTTGTTTCGATTTCCAAGTCTCTAGGATATAATCCTCGTTCAATTCGCTCTGCTAGAATTGAAGCTACTATTACTATAACTCCGCCAACATCGTATACATCCAACACGGCGACTCTAAGCAAAAACTTAGCTTTTAAGGGAACCGGTCAAGATGGGATTACATATACGTTTTATCCAGAAGATGATGTCATTGCAATAAAGGCAGATGGAACTTTTACTTTCGTCACGACTCTAATCGAAGGCGTAAGAACTAATAACGTTTTTACTGTTACCGCCGATACACAATCGGGTCCATTCGAACTTTTAAATAGCAATGTTGATACATCTACAATAACATGTAAAGTCCAAACATCGGCAACTGAATTAGATGTTCAAACATTTGTTCAAGACCAGAATATTGTTTCTCTCACAGAAACAACAAGAGCATTCTTTGTTGAAGAAAATGCAAATGGATTAGTTGAAGTCCGTTTCGGCGATGCCGTTTTGGGTAAAAAATTAACAACTGGTAATATTGTTACTATAGAATATATCGTAAGTGGCGGCGCAGGCGCAAATGGTATTACGGAATTAACAGCGAAGTCTATAGTTCTTGGAACAGGAGAAATAATTTCTGCATCAGGAGCAGCATCATACGGCGGAGCTGCGGCTCAGTCAACGGATTCAATTCGCTATATTGCCCCAAAATTCAACGCCACTAAGAATAGAGCCGTGACTGCCGAAGACTATATGGCATTGATAGAAAGCCAATATAGCAATATCAATTCGATTACGGTTTGGGGTGGCGAAGATAACGATCCGCCTATTTATGGTAAAGTTTTTGTTTCGATTGAACCTCTGCCGAATAGTGTCATCACAGAATCGGACAAGACTGCTATTGCACGAGATATTCTAAAGCCTAGAGGTGTTGTTGGAATTCAACCGGTATTTGTTGACCCAACATATCTATATGCCAGCTTTAATATAACTGCTAGATATTTAAAAAATAATACATCTGTATCGGCGGCTGTAATTCAGAATACTATGGGCGAATACTTGGCAAGTTATTTTGTAAATACTACTGCTAAAGTAAAAAAGAACTTTTACTATTCAGAATTACTCGAATTATTAAATTCTGTTTCTCCATCAATCTATGCTACAAATATAGAAATGAATCTACATAGAGCATATCAACCTTTTGCTGGCGAAAACAATAGAATTTCATTTGCATACAACGCTACAATTACTCCGAATAGTGTTAGGTCAAATCTTTTTACCACAATACTACCGTCGGGTAAACAAATAACATGTTATCTTCGAGACAGTTATGCTGAAGATGACTCGTTACCAGGCGCGTTAGATTTATACGATGATAACAATATTTTGATATCGTCTGCCGTAGGAACAATCGACTATAGAGCGGGTAAAATTTTGATACCTAGTTTATATATCAATACTGTTAATGGCACTGATATTTATTTTAGAATTTATGTAAAGCCGCAGGGTTCATCGCCGGACATTATTATGGCACCAGTAAATGAGGATATTCGCTATACATTCGCAACATCACCGTTTGCAAACAAGAGTTTGGTTCTAGCACAAGATACGTCTACCGACTCCGGCACTGGAAATTATATCTCGGGCACAACAATTAATATAATCGGAACTTAATACATGTCGGATTTCAAAAATTCTCTGGCATATTTGATTGCAAATCAAGTTCCAGATTATATCAGAGCAGAATTCCCTCAGTTCGTTCTTTTTCTAGAAAAATACTATGAATTTCTAGATCAGGACGGAGAGGCGAATAATGTCTTATTGAATGCCAGCTCTTTTTCCGATATCAATAATACACTTGATACTTTTATTCCATCTTTTCGTGAACAATATCTACAAATGTTTCCGAAAGATTCGCTCATTACGGATCGTCGCCTTATAAAATTTATTAGAGAGTTTTATGAGGCAAAAGGCTCGGAAGAAAGTATTCTGTTCATATTCAGAACTTTCTTCAACGAACATGTCGATATTATCTATCCGTCAACTTATGTATTAAAAGCATCTGATGGTGTTTGGATTAATCGTGAAAAGATGCGTATCACAACAGATGATACCATTTCTCTTGACCCCTTTGAATTAAAAGGTAAAAGGGCAAAGATATACTCTTACCTGAATATCGGCAGCGTTGCGACCTTTGAGACGCATGATATTACCGTCGATGAAGTAACTAGATTAGCATATTCTACTGTTCCGACATACGAACTTTATGTCAAGCATCAAGAAAATGATACCATCATTCTTCCGGGCGCAGGGGCAAATGCTAGACCACTGGTCGTTGATGGTGAAATAAAAGCAATAACTGGCGACCCCGCGGTTCATGCTAGAGTTTTTGATCCAGCCGACAACTTTGACATATACGCTAGATTTTATATTCCAGACCACGGATTCACGACAGGCGATTGTGTCATCTACGATCCGATGGAAGGTTCGGCAATTGGCGGATTACTTCCATACAGACAATATTTTGTTAAAGTAATCGATAGCAGATATTTCAGATTGTATCGCGATAAAATTGCATTACAACAAGTTTCTACGAAGACTTTTGTTAAAAGTAGTAACGTAAATGTTTCGAATAATACTATAACCATTCCAGCGCATGGTTATATTACGGGCGACATGGTTATATATCGTGCAGATTCTACCGCAATTGCTGGACTGGATGATTCTGCGGTGTATTATGTTATTAAAATTAATAACAATACCATCAAACTCGCGGAATCTTTACTTGATAGTGACCCAAGATATTGCTTGGACGATACCTATTTCGCTGAAGATTATGTAACTATTTCATCATATAATGAATTAGATCTTACCAGTCAGGGTGTTGGTAATTTTCATGTGCTATCTAAAGAATACTTTATCAATTTTACCTCTGCTGGCACTGGCGACGAACAACGTTTCATTGATGCTATGGATGCCTCCGGTAGTGGATATAATGCAATTCCTGCAGTCACATTTATTTCTGATATTGGAGCCACGGGAGCAACCGCAGAAGCTCACCTAAATGATACCGGTGGTATTGAATATGTTTCGATGTTAACCGGTGGCACGGGATACACAGAAGAATCTACAATCATAACGTTTAGCACGGATAATATACGTTCTTTTGTTTATATAGATGCGCTTGCAAATAAGTATGGTTATGTTTCTCGTAGCATTACAGATACCGTGGATATTGTCAGTGTCACTGGCACACCAAATTACGGATTCTTGCAAGGCGAAGTATACTCAATTTCGGAAAGTGGTTCAACTGGACAATATGTATTCAGTTTCCCAGATACTTCTCTAAATTATTTTGCCGGAGATTATGTCCAGTTTGGTGTAGATAATAGAGCAAGTGTTATCATTGATAGTGTTGATGCGCAGGGAAGACCTACAAAGGTAAGAATCTTCTCTAGCGGTAGCGGATTTGAAGCACAAACATTTACTGCTACGATAACATCACCATCTGGTTCGGATTGTGTTCTCCGCTTTACTACCGGAGCAATAACTTCTATACAAGAAGGATTCCAGAATCGTCAAGGGATGTTGTCGGATGTTAATAAACTTCAAGACAATTACTATTACCAGAATTATTCGTATGTTCTTCGCTCAAGGGTACCATCTGTCAACTGGATGACACTGGTCAAAAACACTGTTCACCCGGCGGGTATGGCGGTGTTCGGTGAACTATTACTCGGTAGCACCCTTGAACTAGGGGCGGCGTTTGAGGTTGACCGTCAACCAATTCACTTCTATGAATTCCCAACTGAAATTGTCCATACTGTTGAAACTCTGGGTATAGATTACGACATTGCAGTAGAATTTATTAAGATACTTGATGATCTATATCTTGTTACAGATGAACATGTGTCGCATGTCGGTAAGACCTTATCTGATACCAGCAACGGATTCACCGAACAAGTCATCAATGATGTCGGTAAGGGAGTAGTAGATACTTCGGCAACTGGTGATATTATTGATGCCATCGATGTCGGTAAAACTCTGCTTGATATTCCTCTTGCCACAGACGATATCTATTTTGGTTTCATGAGAACCGTCAGTGAATCCACAATGGGTATGTCAGACAGTTCTACATCTCACTTCTACAAATATCTTGATAAAACGATTGACACCGCAGCGCCATATATTCTGGGCGATTATTTTGCAGAAGATTATATTACAGAGGCAGATATCATTCTATCTGCAATTGATAATGCATCAATCGAAGTTGCAAAGGGCCTAACAGAAACAGTTGCTTCGGGTGATAGTATACCATATATGGTAATCACCAAGGTAATTAACGATACGGTAACTGCATCCGAAACTATCAACTCAATTGACCCGATATATAAGATACCAAATGATGACCCGATAGTTACCGATGTTTTAGAAACAGCATTTACAAAAACAGTAACCGATGGCGTTTCTACTTCGGATAATAATTCACTTTCGGTAAACAAGACTTCCAGTGATAGTCTGCCGAACGGTGTCAATGAAAATCTGAAAATGGATGTTCCTGGTAAATTTGCTTTAGACACCATGCATATCATGGAAGATACATACTCTAGTATCGATAAAAATCTAGTAGAAACTTCCACCGCAAGTGAAACTGGCAATATAAATACACAAGACTATTGGTCATATGATTACACTTCTGGCGCTTATGAAGCAGGCGATTACGTTGGAAGTAACAATTCGATTTAACACAAGAAGAAGGTATAATACTCATGAGAAATAAGGATTTCCTTTCAGCTACAGGTAAGCTGTCTATCGTTGTCAATGACAATGCCGGCAACCTTAAGCAAGAACTAAACGTAACTAACCTTGTTGTTGACACAGGTCTAGCCTACATCGCTTCGCGCATGAAGGACGCCTCTGCAACAGCTATGTCACACATGGCAATTGGCTCGGGTACAAACGACCCAGCCGCGGGTAATACTGCGCTACAGACTCAACTTGGTCGCGTAACGCTACTGTCTACAACTGTTACCAGCAACTCTGTAGCATATATTGCTACATTCCCAGCGGGTACAGGCACAGGCGCTGTTACCGAAGCTGGCATTTTCAACAACTCAACTGGTGGCACAATGCTTTGCCGCACCGAGTTTGCAGTTATCAACAAGGCTGCAGGTGACTCGATGACAATCACTTGGACGGTCACCGTAGAATAATAGGTAATAAACTGTGGCTCTATTACTAAGAACACTGGCTAGAAATGAACTAGCAAGAAGTTTCTATCGTGACGTAGTTAACGAGAACGACTTCTTTTATTTCTTTGTGGGTAAAACCACGGAATGGTCAGTGTCTGGCACACCAGACACCCCAATTGATACTGAGACTTATAACAGCCAAACACATAGAAATATGATGTTTGTTAAGCGTGTCCAACCTTCGGATGCTGTTATGATGATTCGTCGTATCAATTGGGTTACAGGTACCGTTTATGATCATTATGACGATGTTGATGACTTATCAACGAAGGACTTTTATGTTCTGACGGATGATATGCGTGTATACAAATGTTTGAACAATAACGATGGTGCACCAAGTTATAATAAACCTAACAGCACCGATGTCACAAATGCATTCTTACTTCCAGATGGATATGTGTGGAAATACATGTTTAAAGTAGAAGCGTCAGACCAATTGAAGTTTCTTACTCCCGATTTTATTCCAGTTCGTAAGATGGCAGGCGTGGGTGTTCCGTTATACGATATTAACGGGGAAATTGATGATATCACTGTGACTTCTGGTGGTTCAGGATATCTCTCGGGAGATTTACCAACGGTTCTTATTCATGGTGACGGCGTAGGAGCCACGGCTGTGGCTGTAGTTACGGGCGACGAAATCACAGATATTACTATTACCAATCAGGGCTACGGGTATTCGTTTGCATACATTGAAATTGTAGATAACGGCACAGGCGAAGGTGCTACCGCGGAAGTATCTCTAGGGCATGTTCCGGTTTCTCTAGTTCAAGCAGGTATTGAGGCAGCCGCAGTTCCTGGCACAGTAGATAGAATTAATTTACTTGAAATTGGACAGAACTATTCCTCTGGTGACGTTCTAGTTACCATATCCGGCGATGGAGCTGGTGCAGAAGCAGTAGCATTTGTAAACGAGTTAGGTAGGATAGAACGAGTTGATGTTACTAATCCTGGCACAGGTTATACTTTTGCTGAGATATCATTCAATAATATCCTGGGCATCGGTTCTGGTGCTACCGCCACGGCAACTATTTCGCCATATTACGGACATGGGGCAAATGCTGCAAAAGAACTTTCTGCTAAAACAGTATGCCTTTCAGTCAATTTAACAAATGACACCTCAGATTATTTTTACAACAATGATTATCGTCAACTAGGTATTGTTAAAAATCCATTAGATGATGAATTGGCTAATTTTACGGCAGATACTGGTACCACCTGTTACGTGATTACAGTTGATGATACCGCCGCATATTCGAATGACGATCTTATTTCCACGGCTAGTGGAGGAAGATTTATTGTAGCTCAAATTAAAGAAGCGACAAATCAAATATATCTTCTTCCTGTGATACCTATTATCACATCGGGTTCTGTTTTGACAAATAGTAGAACAGGCGTTACTGGATTGACTATAAATAGTCTAACTAGTCCGGATGTCATTAATACTACTGGTGAGATTCTTTATATAGAAAATCGTCTACCTATTACTAGACAAGCGGAACAAGTAGAAAAGATTAGAACAGTTATTAACTTTTAAGAGAGAAGTTACACATGGCCTTGGACTTAAATGTATCACCTTATTATGATGATGCTGCGGCAGCAATTGCAAATAATTACAATAGAATTCTGTTCAAGCCGGGTTATGCTGTTCAGGCAAGAGAACTAACACAACTTCAATCCATTCTTCAAGATCAGGTTGGAAAATTCGGCAACCATGTTTTTAAAAATGGTTCTGTAGTTGCAGGTTGCGAGTTCAAACTGGATACCGCAAGAGACTTTATTAAAGTTCTTGACGAAGATGCTTCTGGATTTTTGATTGAAAATATTGAAGATTACGTTGGTGCCAAAGTTATTGGTCTAACATCATCAATACAAGCCGAAATTATCCATGCCATCGGCGGGTCGGAAGCCGACTCGCCAAATCTGAATACACTTTATTTGAGATATCTTACAGGCGATGGTTCTACAGATGCAGTTCACTTTTCCCCAAGTGAAACACTTCGCGTAATCGAATCTGAAACCGGTGATCAAGTTGCCGACACATTTGTAGTAGACGATACTTTTGAAGAAGGTAATTACTATTATGGTAGAGGATCATTCGTAACTCTAGATAATGGTATTATTTTCCTAGACGGTAAGTTTCTTCCTTTTACTAAAACCACTCTTGAACTACTAAAATATAATGCATATCCATATTTTAGAATTGGGTTTGAGATTGTAGAAAGTATCGTTACACATGAAACTGACCTGGAACTTTTAGATCCAGCACAAGGCACATTCAACTATGCGGCGCCAGGTGCCGACAGATATGTGACTACCGCGTCACTGGTCAAATATGCACTGGATGATACACCCTCAGATGACTTCTCAGAATATTTAATGATTGTTGGTGGTAAGTTACAAAATATTGTAGGCGAAGACCGCATTTATGCTGACCTTGGTCGCAATCTAGCAAAGCGCACTTACGATGAATCTGGAAACTACACCGTAAAAGCATTCCCTATTTTAATCAAGGAACATCTTGACACCGGAACCAATGGCGGTCTGATAGCATACAATGCAGAAGAACCAGCAGCTGGTGGCGATGAGACCCTTCTCGCAATCGGTATTGAGGCAGGTAAAGCATACGTTCGTGGCTATGCATACGAAACCAGACAGACAGAATATATTGTTGTTCCTAAGGGTAATACAACAAAAGTTATAAACGAAGTTCCCATTTCTACTGCATTTGGTAACTACATTCTAGTTGACAACTTCTGCGGTAACTGGGATATTGCAGCCGGTGATACCGTGTCTCTTCGTAGTGCGGCCGCGAATGCAATTGGCACTTCTGGTTCTCCAGTGGGTGGTGCACAATCAGCCACATCGGCACCAGGTTCACAAATCGGTACGGCTAGAGTTCGTCATATCGTTCACGAGACTGGTACACCTGGCGCATATAATACGCAATTCCGTATGTATCTCTACGATATCCAAATGACATCTTCAAATAACTTTGAGGATGTTAAGGGTGTTTACTATGATACCACTGCCGACGGTCATGCAAACGTTGTTCTGGTGGATAGTAAAGCATACCTATATGAGAGTAAGTTTAACAGTTTACTATTCAAGTTACCTGCAAGAGCTTTGAAGACTACAAATCCCATTTCTGTTGACAATAGTTTTGTCTATAGCAAACAGTTTGATGATACTATTGATAGTAGTAACACTATTACATTCTCGGTAAGTTCACCAGAGAGTTTTCCGTTTACAGTCGGAACACTGACTAACACAGAAATTCTTGATAATATTATTGTCACTACAAAAGCGGCTTGCACCATCAACAGTGTTGCATATGAAATCGGCTCAGTTTTAAATCTACAATCAACTGCTAACGTATCTGTAACCAATACTGGTTCGCAGATTACAATAACTTTCCCAGGAGCAATCAACGCGGCCACAAACATTCGCGTCCACTGTAAGGTACAAGTTGCTGGTGCAAATAAAGTAACTAAGGAACTTAAAGAAAGTGCGGTTGTTGTTCTGGACACAGAAGATAGCGGCAATACTACTGGCACATATAATCTCGGTGCTTCCGACGGTTACAAACTTCGCTCTGTCAAGATAGGTGATTTCGACGAAGACGCGGCAGATATTCAGACAAGCGGAACAGATGTAACTGCGCTATTCAACTTCGATACTGGACAACGAGATGGCTTCTACGCAAACGCCAGAATTGTTAAAAAACCAGGTGCAAGTCTTACGCTAACAGACAAAAAGTTGGTTGTGACATTTGACTACTTTACTCATGGCGGTTCTCCATCTACCATATACAACTTCTACACTGTTGATTCATATCCTGTTGACGATGAGACTACCCCAGCCGGTAAAATTCGCACGGAAGAAATTCCCATTTACACCTCTACAACTTCCGGTGTAACATATGACCTTCGCGATACGTTGGACTTCCGTCCTCGCTGGGATGATACTATTACATTCACGACAAGTCCTGCCTCAGCAACAGTTAATCCTGCAGTAAGTTCTTCACCAAGTGGTCCTACTGGCGCAGCTATTATAACACCTTTCCCGACAGAACAATTTACTACAGACATTGAGTATTATCTGGGACGTAAAGATAGAATTGTTATGGACGACGAGGGTGTATTTTCCTCTGTATATGGTGTATCTTCTTTAAGTCCACTTGAACCAGTAGAGCCAGAAAATGCTCTGTCTATTGCGATTGTAGATATTCCTCCATACCCTTCACTGGCACCTAGTGTTGCTAAGTCTGTTGGTAGAACCGATTATGGCGTTAAGTATAAATCGATTGATAATCGTCGCTATACAATGCGCGATATCGGTCAACTGGAACAGCGACTAAATCGCCTTGAATATTATACTTCTCTAAATCTACTGGAAAAATCTGCCAGTGATTTGAGCATCACTGATACAAATGGTCTAGACCGCTTTAAGAATGGTATTCTTGTAGATGCCTTCACTGGTCATAACGTCGGTAATGTTTTAAGTAATGAATATCATATTGCTATTGATCCATTAGCAAAAGAAATGCGTCCATTCTTCTTTATGGAAAATGTCGACCTACAATATGATTCCGCAAACTCGTCCAATATTACAAAAACTGGCGACCTACTGACACTACCGTATACAGAATTTACGATGATGAGTCAGTTACAGGCATCTAAGTTCCGTAATTGCACCGGCGAACTTCTGTTCACATATATCGGCGATATGGAACTTGACCCACCAGTCGATAACTGGACAGACACAGCAACACTTCCTGACATTTCTGCCAACTTTGACGGCAACTACGATGCGTGGGAAACTCTTGCCGATGCATGGGGTACTCAGTGGGAAGATTGGCAAGATACCGGAACAGGCAGAGTTACATCTAATACACAGCGTGCGGCGGGTAACACCGCAATACGAGGCGATACTCTTTTCCAAGAAGATATTGCTATTGTAACTACGACAACCCAACAAAGACAAACTCGTCAGGGTGTTCAACTTACGGTAACACCGGAAACACAAACTCAAAGAATTGGTCCTAGAGTAACAAATACTTCTATCATTCCGTTCATGCGTTCTATTGTAGTAACGTTTAAAGCAACGAGAATGAAGCCACTTACTCGCGTATATCCATTCTTTGATGGCGTTACTGTTGAAGAACATTGTCGCCCATTGTCTGGTATTGTTAGTGGCACAACGAATTCTGTTCAAAACTCATCTCTTGCTGGTAGCTATGGTGCGCCGCTAATCACCAATGCGGCAGGTGAATGCTTTGGTCAATTCAGAATTCCTGCTGGTACTTTCCGCGTAGGGGAAAAACTATTCAGACTTGCAGACGATTCTAAAAATAGAGTTAAGTTTGTTACTACTTCTGCATCAATGACATTCTCTGCGAATGGTTTATCACAAAGCGTTCAAGATACTGTAGTCTCAACAAGAGTTGCCAACGTTGCAACCGTCAATCTTTCCGATAGTAGAACGGTTTCTGACAGCAATACGACGGTAAATCGTCTAGGTGAAAGAGCAGTTGGTGTTGTTCAAACGACTGTTGTGAATAATACGTTTACAACAATCAATAACACGACAAATGTTACCGAAGTCACTCAGGTTACACAAAATATCAATAATACATCTGTGACCAACGTTACTAATAATATCACAAATGTCACGAATGTCACTCAGGTAACTGCGCCGGATCCAGCGCCACCAGTGACACCGCCGCCTGACTTCGACTTCGACGTCGGTTTCATCGATATCGGCCCATTCCGAGCTGTTGACCCTATCGCTCAGACGTTTATGGTTTCTGAGGTGCCGTTCGGATGTTATGTGACTTCGATTGATACCTACTTTAAGAAAAAATCTCTTACAAATCCTATTACCCTACAGCTACGAGAAGTAGTAAATGGTTATCCTGGTGATAGAGTAATTCCTTTTGGTGAAGTGACATTAACACCAAGTCAGGTAAATGTTGATGATGTCAACGGCGAAGCGTCAACTAAGTTTACTTTCCCGTCACCAGTGTATCTGCAAAACAATACCGAATATTGCTTCGTTCTTCTGCCTGCAGGTAATGATCCTAACTACGAGATTTGGGTTTCTGAATTGGGTGAAAATCAACTCAATACAACAACTCGTATTTCAGAACAGCCAAATGTTGGTGTCCTATTTACATCTGCAAATAACAGAACTTGGACATCATGGCAAGCAGAAGATATTAAGTTTAAATTGCAGAGAGCAAACTTCGAAATCGGTACAACTGGAACGGTTACACTGAATACACATGATATCGATTATGCAAAATTTGATTCCTTCTCGAATGGCGCATTTGCTTCTGGTGATAAAATTCATGGCTTCTCATTTAATATCATCAATCCGGGCACTGGCTATAGCCCAACAAACGGCACGGTTAGTCGCACATTAAGTGGTGGAATAGCCACGGGCGGAACGAATGCCACTGTTGATGTCACTATTTCCGGTGGTGCTATTACAAATGTGGTAGTAACAAATCCGGGTGCTAAGTATGTGGGCAATCCAACTCTGACTATGACAGGTGGCTCAAATGCAAATATTAGCGTCACCCTCAATTCTGGTTTTGCTCATTCTTATGATTCCTTATACAATGTTGCTAAGGTTTATGTTGAGACCGGAAACTTCACGGTAAACGACCGAGTGGGTAACGGCACTTCTCATGCTGTAATAGCAGAACTTGAAGACAAAGTATTGAATGCATTGGGTGCCAATATTGGTTATATGGACCATACTCCATGTCAACTAATTTGGGCATATTCTGCAACGACAAATACTGGTTCCGAGACAGAAGCATCGACATCATATGAGAATTTTGTTCCGGATAAAACTACGGAACTGCCTATCGACGCGGCAATTCGTTCATATTCAAATGAGCAAAATGATCTTGATGGAGATAAGTCATTCAAAATTCAACTTGGTATGACATCACAAACGTCTACTGTTTCGCCAGTTATTGACCTCAGAAAATGTTCTATGATTGCAGTTGCAAATGATGTCAATAATTCTGCAACAGATGAAGACATTGGTATCGGTGAAGCAAGGTCCAAGTATGTTTCTCGTCAAGTTGTGCTTGACGATGGACAGGAAGCAGAAGACCTTAAAGTATATCTAAGTCAGTATGTTCCAAATGGAACAGATGTGAAGGTATATGGCAGATTCCTACATCAAAGCGATCCAGCATCGTTCGAAGAAAAAGATTGGATTGAATTGACAACCACTCCACCAACAGGTACTTCATCCAGCTTCGTTGAATATACATATGGTATTCCATCAACTGAATTGAATGCTGGCGTATTCGAATATACAACTGGTGGTGTAACCTATACCGGCTACAAAACTTTCGCAGTTAAAGTAGTTCTTCTTTCTGACAAAACTAGTGTTGTTCCAAAATGTCGTGAACTTCGTGCAATAGCTTTGCAGGCATAATATGTCTCAAAGATATCATCTGGACGACACAACTAAATATGTTAGAGATGGTCATTCAAAAGCCATTATTTCTACCGATGTTGTCGGATTAGCGGCATACAAAGCTAGAAAAAACAAAGAAAGAGAACAAACAAACCAGCTTCGACAATTTGAAAATGATATAAATAGTGTGAAACAAGAGATG